CTGCGATTACGGCTGCAGAGTCAATGAAAAACGAATTCGAAATAATGTTACAACAACTTGAATCAGCTATGGAGTATGAATAATGACTAATTCAGTAGAAAACATCGTCGACGGTATTATCGACTTCTGTGCCTATGTAGAAGACTTCTACGGTGCAGGTGGGGTTTATGACATGGGTGCGACACCTGCGCACATCATTGAAGCCACTCAAAAATACATCGATCAAGTCGGTACAAATCCAGAGGACAGTTTCTCTTTTGCTGGTGACTCACTTGACCGTGAAAAGGTACGTGACATCATGATCGAAGATTTCGGTCTGGTTTTCCCAGAAAGCAATAGTGCCTTTCCCAAAATAATCATTGGGGTTGATGACTATGAACCTGCGAATTAATTTGAAATTAATTCAAATAAAGGCTTGACATTGCCTCTAAAATGTCGTAGAATATGTTTGTAAGTTGAGAAAAGGAACACATCATGACACAAGTTGCAGTTATCCACGCCGCCTTCGAAGAAACACCACGTACTGTTGCGTTGGTAGAAGTCGGTGATCGTGACGGTACTTCCGCTTTGGAATATGCGTATCGTTGGACACAGAACATCATGGACTCTTGGTCTTTGAAGATGGAAGCCGATGGTAACGATGACGTTACTGTTGTCGGTGAACTTCCAGAACACGAAGGTAGAAAGTTTGGTTTGCGTTCGACATCTATGGGTGACCATATGTTGTTGGGAAACACCAAATACAAAGTTGCAATGGTTGGATTTGAGGAGCTTGCATAATGTCAGAACTTATCAATTATATCGAGGCGCAGAACGCCAAAACTCAGGCTTGGATGGACGAAGATCCAGACAACCGTTGGGGTGGTATGATTACCACTGATGAAGCCTTCTGGAATGAAGGTGGTATTTTCACAGTCGACGATTACGTACGTGATCAGTTGGTCTGTACTATTCGTGAATGCAGTAAAGCTGCATACGGTTCCAAGATCAATCTTGATTGGGACACTTACACCACTTCACAACTTGAAGAGATGGCAGATGAATATGGTGATGCCGCCTCTCGTCAGTTCGATGAAGACAAAAGAATTGAAGAGGAGAATGTTGCAAAGTTCGAAGGTACTGTTACCGAACTTATGACATCTAACTCTGTTGATCGTGAGACAGCGATCCGTTGGTTACTTGAGGCTCAGTGTTTCACTGAGTATGACCTCATGTATGGAGGCAGTTATGCCTGTTACGATATGAACCTTCCTTACTCGTATGAGGATGAGTTCAATTCTATTATGTCAACTATGGAACCTGCGAAGGAGGCAGCTTAATATGAGTAATCAACGTAGTGGTAAGTGGAAACCAGCATCGATGAATGATGGGGGTCAGATCAATGATATGACTCTTGTCACATTCTTCAAATCCGCAAAAGAAGTTCTTGAACGTGAAGGTCATGAAGACACTGCATTCTATTTTGAACAGTGTGAAGAATGGTTACGTTCGGGTAAAAAAATCACTAGTGACGCTGGAAGGATTCTTGGTCTATGAGTGACTTTTCGGAGTTGGTAGAAAATCTTCGTAAAATGCAAGAACGAGAAGAGATTGAGGGTCTACCCGATTCTGTTCTCGAACTTACAGGCCAGGCGAAGGAAAAGTTGGACGCACTTGTCAGTGCATACATGAACGATGAGGATGTAGAAAATGGTCAAACCAGCTGAAGTGGGTACTATAAAGGCAGAGGATCTCTTCGAAGAAATCGAAGGTGATCCCGACAATGTCATTATGAAACTTCCACCTATAATAATGGAATCTTTAGGGCTTGACATTGGTGATACTCTTGTGGTAGAATATGGCACAAATGGTTTGGTAATTCGAAAGAAAGAAGAACATCCCACTAAAGAATATGAAACTGCTCGGGGAAATCTAATAGATAAGAACGTCCCACCAGAATTTGATTGAGGAGATATATAATGAGTAAAGTTGGACAATGGGTAATGGAGATGCAAGAAGACGCTGCATGGATGTCTAAACCTGTCTTCGTTCGTAAACATGGTGTTACCCAACAAGATGTTTGGGAACAGGTTCAAAAAGAAATGAATGGTGAGTTCTCATACGAACCAGATCCAGAACAATTCGCCTATTCTTAAATGTTAGTATCGAATACAGATAGAACCAAATGGGGTTCCTATGGTGATAGGAAAGACTCTTTTGATGATGAAAAAGAAATTGATGCATTCATCAGAGGCGTAAAGAAGAACTCCAGTTTGTTGGATCACATTGGTGATGCGGTTGGACGTGAACCAATGTATTTCAGGCCTCACTTCTATGGGCAGTATGGTGTTGATTTATCTTTAGTCGACGAAAACAACAATCCAGTGGTAGACTTTGAATTTGAAAGATGGTCTGCATGGGATAAAGAGTGGCCTGCGTACTATCGTCACATTCACTTCCTCGGCCGAAAGAATAAATACTTGCTCGAGGATCGTCCGTTCTTCATGGTTTTCTTGAATTACTCTCGTACGAAATGTCTAGTTGTAGAAAAAGAAGTTATACTACAGTACCCGACGATCACTAAAAAATTCAAAAAGAAAAACGTGTCAGACAAGGTAAGAGAATTGCCTTTGCATCTGTCTGAAGGAAGGACTTTTGTGTTATGAAGGATTTGATTTATATCGTCGCTGGGGTGATAACAATAGGTTTGGTAGTTGCACTACTAATGCATATGTGGAGAGACTGTCTTAATGATCATTCAATATTTACTTGTATGAGGATGCTTCGTTAATGTTCACCAATTACCACGTAGTTGGGTTACAACGATCTGGTACGAATTGGATACACAGATTGATGGAACACAACTTTCCAGATATTCCATGTTACTCAAATCAGGCTCATTGGAAACATCTCACACCATTGGGTATCAATCCAGATTGGGTTGAAAACAGGCATGGTAAAGAACAGAAAGCGTTTGGATATTTTCCAGGCGCATTTGATCTTCAGAACCTAGAACTTGAAAATCAATCAATTCTGTTTATTGGAACACACAAAACGTTAGATGTTTGGAAGTCTTCAATCCGTAGACGGAAAGTTGATTTTATTCAAACTCACAACCACCCAGACAAAGGAGCTGCAAAACATTTAATGGAAGCATCTTTAAACTGCGTCTGGAATTCTTGGGAAAGTTGGAGACAGGACTCAATGAGTAAACCTAATTTCTATTACAGGGATTACCAAGACTGGTTCGAAAACTGGAATATATATCTGAGAGATATTCAGAACATCACTGGATGGAAACCATCAACTGCAAAATGGGAAAACGTTGATAAACATACTGTTCCATTTTCAAAACAATTTAACCCTAATTTTTATGTAAAAGGAGACAAAAATGTCGTTTGAATGGCCTCGAATTTATAAATGGGAAGAACGCATTGAATCGGAAGTTACTGATACGGTTTATGAATATGTGTTTGAACATTATGGTGTTTCAGAGATCACTGAAATTACCGAAGAACAGATCCGTGAAATTGAAAACTTCCGTGATCATGAACTGAATGAATACTCACCATTCCAAATTGGATTCAGTAATCTAATCAACTCTCACGAATCTGAAATGTGGGAAATGGAAGAGCGTGAAGACGATGAGTGATGAACAAGACTTCGATAGTGCTGAGGCAGAAGTCATGTCTTTCATCGAACGTCTCGAACGTTTAGATGAACAGTTACTTGATCTTCGTGGAGATGTAAAATCTGTATGCGAAGAAGCAAAGGCACGAGGATACGAACCTAAGATCCTCAAAAAAATTGTATCACTAAGGAAACGTGATGCAGATGACATCGCTAATGAAGAGGCGTTGTTGGAAACATATATGAAAGCAATAGGAATGTAATCATGTCAAAAAAACAGAACACACAGAGACCCATTGGATGGGCAACCACACTAACTGAAATTGCAAGTATTCCACGTGATATGTGGGACAGCGTCATGACAATAGAAAAGTCACCACTACGTAATCTAGACCCTATGGTAGGACACATGATCTTTCAGTGTCTATTCTTTATCTGGAGTGGTATCTTTGCCCTGATGGTAGGAAGTTATCTTGCGTTTGGTATCAGTGCGGCCTTTCACTTACTGCTTATCAGTGGTATTACAATTACTGTTATAACATTCCGTCAAGCAGAAAACAATCCAGAATCACTCAACAACATTTTGAAATCAGGCCGTAAATATAATGGACGAGCAAACGGTGGCGAGCATGAGTGAACAAACAAACTATTGCACAACCAAAGGTTTGGGTTGGGCATTCTTAGTTGTTGTTTTAATGATTGCTGTTGTACCAGTATTAATGTTAATGGCAATGGTAGGACTTGAAGAATATGGACGTTACTGCAATGTCAACATCTTACCTTGCTTTGGTCTGAACTAATGCATATCGTTAGAAAAAAATCTGGTGAAATTATTGCAATCGCATCACGATATGAAGATGCTATTGCAATTGCAGATGGAACACGAATTGATAAAACCGACTACGTAGTTCAAGAGTCTACTGACCAACAAGAACTCGCAGAAGTCTATCGATCTTATTATGGAACGAGATCACTATGACCGATGATGAAGTACGTGCAGCCGCTCAGAAAGAAGCGGAGAAAACATTTGAAGGTTTTATATTATGGTCTAAAAGAACTACCTATGCCTCAATCGCATTCTTATTGATTGTGGCATCGTGTAACTTTGGGGTAGAGGACGACACCTATCCTGCCTATAATGGCGAACAATATAATCCGTCCAATCTTAATGTAAAGAAATAAAGATAGGAAACAAAATGAAAAATCTAATTACTGCTAGTCTTATGGCACTTTTCGCAACATCAGCATACGCTGAAGATATGACTATTGAAATGTTGAATAAACGTGACGATGGTGCAAAGATGGTATACAGTGAAGATATCGCACGTATTGATGTAGGTGATACAATCACGTGGGTTCCAACTTCAAAAGGACACAATGTAGAATTCATTGCTGGCCCAGATGGATGGGATGCACCAAAGAAATCAAAACTTAATAAAGAAGTGGCAATTACATTTGACACGCCAGGCGTTTACTTGTATCAGTGTTCACCACACAAGTCAATGGGTATGATTGCCATTGTAGTTGTGGGTGATGGAGATAACGATATCTCAAAAGCTAAAGTAAAGGGTAAATCAAAAAAGAAACTAAAGGCATTATTGGCTGATCTATAAGAGGTAATAGAACTTGATACAATGGTATGACATTGTTGCGGCAATAATTTGTTCGTGGTTTATGATGAATTTCTTTTTCGTCCCATTTATCGGCCCTATTCTTGCATATGGAATATATGAGGGATGGGTGCAGGGATATTGTGAATATAGAAGGAAGATGTAATGTACACCGTCGAGTTTGATATGGATGAAGTGGCAATTACAATATTAGACGACACAGGTAATCATGGTGATTTAAAAATTCTCGCATATGATGACCTCGTCTATATTTGCCAAGAAGATGATGAAAGTGATATACCGAATATATTAGAAATCAATCCTCAGATGTGGGAAGAGTTGATAAACGCAATTCATTCTCCAGAAGGAAGTTTCGTTACAGTAAGGAGAAGTGAAAGATGACAGACGGCCCATTTAAAGCCGCATTCGATGCAGACACAGACGGTGTTGTTCGTAGAGAGATTGTCACATATCGTATGAAGAACGGTATGATGGTAAAGGAATCTGCGTGTCGAGACTATTATGAATCAGGTGATTACCACGATAGTCAAAACAACATGCCATTAGTTAGTCGATAAAAAAAGGGAGATCCGAAGATCTCCCCAATTCTGGTAGTAAAGTGGGGCGGTTATATCCGCCCTTCTTTTTATTTGGATCAGAACAAGTTGCTGATGCGAACTCTTCTGTAGTACTGGTTGGTGTTCTGTGTAAGAGCACCCTGTGTTGCAGCAGAAGTACCGTCTGCGAATGGGTTCGATACCATACCGTAACGAGTTTTGAACCCGATTTTTGGCTGGAATGAGTTCTCACCCACGGCACGAACCATCTGTAGTGGTACGTATGGGCAGTAGAACAGACCTGCATCGAATGCAGATGAACCTTTGTATCCAACAACCATGTAGTTTGAACCAGCATATGGATCAATGTACACTCTGTAACGTCCGTTAAGAACACCAGCGAATGTGTTACCAGTTGTGTCAACTTCCAGTGAGTTGCTGTTAAGAGCAGGAGTGTAATCAAGTACACCTGCCATCTGCAGAGCAGATGCAACGTCTGAAGAACAGATCACAATGTTACCTTTACCTCTGCGTGTAGCAGTTGCAATTGCGTTTGCTTCCTGTTCGATTTGGAACATCAGACCTTTGAACTTCTCGACTGACCAACGTCCGTTTGCGTCAACGTCAAGATCGAAGATACCAGCAGCAGCAGTTGCCGCAGCACCTGCAACAGCAGTACCGTAGATTGTACGTACAACTTCACGGTTGATTTCAGTCAGAATTTCTGACTGCAAGATGTTCGCAAGTTCTGTCTCTGCGTCGAGACCGTGAACTGCTTTAAGATCCTGTGCGAGTTCAGTGGTGTATTCCGCTTTCAACGCACGTGTTTTCGCAGCGACTGTTACTTTCTCAATTGAGAACGCCATCTCTGCAAAGTTGGTTCCGTTGCCGTCACCCAATGCTTCACCAGCGGCAGTGGTCATACCAGTACCAGTGTCGAAGATTGAAGTGTTAGGAACTGCACCACCAGTTGAACCGGCTTCTGCACCTGCACCTGCGAAGGTAGTGTCTGCTTCACCGTGGAATACCTCAGTACCTGACTGAGATGTCTCACGTGAACGCATTGCGAAGATCAGACCAGTTGGGCCTGTCATTGGCTGTACACCAGCAATGTCATATGCAATCAAGTTTGGCATAGAACGTCTGATCAAAGATACAAGTACTGGATCGTAACCTGCTCCTGGCCCTGCGTCTGTTGCCGCACCTGTAAATCCGCCATCAGTACCTACATCGTTTGCAGGCGCTTCTGAAAGAAGTGCAGTCATGTTTGCTGAAGCGTCACCCTCTTGGCGCAGAGCTGACTCTGTGTTTTCAAGGATGGTTGCAGTTACACTTTTACGGTGTTGATCTGCAATTGGTGAAAAAGATTCGTGCTCAAGGATTGGGCCCCACTTTTCCACAAGTTTTTGATAGTTTGACTGTGTCATTTGTTTCTATCTCCTTAGTAGATTATTTACTGAATTTATTTATAAAATTTATTTTTTCAGTTTTAAATTATTTAGATTTTCTTGAGTTGAGAGCCTCAACGAGAGCATTGATTGTGCGATCTTCAGAGATTGGTTTTTTAATCTCTGTCTCTTCAATCATTACTTCGTCTTCTTCGTCAACAACATCGTCTTTCGGAGAAACATTCGTTTCCTTGAAGAATGACTCTTTAATAGTAGAAAGATTCTCTTTATAAGCATCTAGATCACTTGCATCTAAATTCTCAGAAAGAACTTTCAGTCTTTCACGCTGAGACATATTGAGCTCACTCGTCATTTCCTCGAAAACAACTCCAGCATGAAGATCAGAAACTTCTTTTGTAAGACGGATATTTTCGTCTACAACTTTGTTTGACTTCTCTTCAAGATCTTTCATTTCTTCTTCGAGTTCTGAAACGATATCATATGTTTCTTCGTCTACTTTGATGTTGTGTTCTGAGAACAAATCTTTCAAACCGTCCATCAAAGACTCTGCCATCTCTACTTTAATTCCAGCTTCGATAGCAACTTCATTTTCCTCCATCCATTCTGAAACCACATAGTCAAGATATGCATCCAAGTTTTCGACCATGTCGCCAACTTTAGATTCCACTGCTTCAGCCAACTCTGACTCTAGTCTCTCGTTAAGTTCTTCTTCAATCTTCTGAACTTTCTGCGAAACACTTTCGTTAACTGCAGCCTCAAAAACAACTGTTACCTTGTTTCTGAATTCTTCTGAGAGATCCATGCCTTCGAAGATGTCAGCAATTGACTCTTCTACAACGATCTCTTCGATTACTTCTTCTGACTCTGGTGACTCAGCAACTACTTCTTCATTTTCAGATACATCAGCGTCTTCTTTGTATCCTGCTTTCAAAGTTTTAGGTGCTTTATCGCCTTTTGCAGAATCAGCTTTTCTTTTTTTGTCTGAACCGCCTTCAGGTGTAACTGCGCCTGCAGCTGTTGAAACACCATCGTCAGAGACAATTTTCTTTTCATCTGCCATTGTTTTTCTCCTTAAATCTGATTTGATTTATTTATTACAAAAAGTATTTATAAAAATTCAGTTTCTTAACGAACGAATAAATGTTTCAAACATCCTTGCCGCTGTTGACTCGTCGATACGCTTCGTTACCGTCCTGTATGTCTTTTCAACAGTTTCTTGAATTTCTTCAATTACTTCCTCAACTGGTTGGGTTGCAATCCAGTTGCTAGACGCAACATCATAGTAGAATTCTGTATTTTCCATAATACCATTTACAAACGCATTAGGCGCTGATGGGTCTGTAACGATATCTACTGTTGCAAGATGAAAGTCTGGTTGGACTTCCATTACGCCATTCTTCTGTTTAACAGATCCTAGTCCACGTGTGGATACTCCACAACGAACACCTTCGTCGATAAACGTCTTTACGATTTCTCCCATAGGAGTACCAAGAATCTTGGCCTTTCCGTAGAAATCATTTCCTTCCCTATTCATCTGTGTGATCAGGTGAGAAACTCTATCTCCATTGATTTGAGGGCCGTCTGGGTGACCTAACTCACCAAGGGCACGCTTCGTGTCAATGAAGTCTTTTTGATAACGGTTCATTTCTGATTCTAGAACCTCACTAGGATAGATACGACCATTACGATTCTTGAGGTTACCTTGCATGAAGATACCCTCAATAAAGAAGTTCTTTTTATTAGTCGCTTCATCTAGTTCTGTGAGAACATTCATGTCCTCTGTAACTTCTGAAATGAGCTTCATGTCTCTATTCCTCTCAACGAATTAATTTCTTTTATTTATAAATTTTACGACTTATATGCCACTAAACACGTGCATCGTAGTAATTCTTATTCAATTCTCCACGAACGGTTGTCTCACCCACCTTCCTACATCTAATGTAGGTTTCTTGTGTATTACCACCATTTGGTGGGGTGAAAGATCTAACTCCACCCGACACTGTTCCGTTCATATCGTCATATGTGTCACTGTCACTCGCAAGTGCAGCGTTGTCGTATTCCCAAATATTGTTACTGCCTGGGACTACAACGTATGCCATTTAGGATGCTTCCTTCGCAAACTTCAACATCTCTGCGAACGTCTTTGCGTTCTTCATCAGATCCGCTTCCATCTGTTTACGGTTTTTAGCACCGACTGATTTCATCATACTTTCCAATGCAGCTGCATCGTCTTTAGATAGATTAACAGTCTTACCGTCTTTCAGTTTCATCTTACCCTGTTTAAATGCTTCTTGGATTGACTCGTAGTAACCACCATAAGATGCATTGTACTGGTCTTCGTCTGATGGACGATCCATCATAGACATTTCACCTTCTGCATATGCATGTAGACTTTTCATCTGTGCAAAAGCATATGCAAGTTTGTTTTGATACCATTCTTCTGGATCCGATACTTCCATTAGATAGTCATCGATTTCTCTCGCAGCGTATACGATGAATGCCAACTGTTGACGCATCATTGGAATTTCCTGTTGTGGATTTTCCATAACCAACGCATCAATTGCCTCTGCGACTTTATCTGGCATCCCTTTATGTTTGGTCTTTGCAAAATCCTCTAAGTCTTTTTCAGACATAGACTTCGCAAGTTCTTTGACCTCATCAGATGCTTCGTCGTCTTCCATCTCACCACGTTTAAAGGCAAGAGCCATCGCCATCAACTTCTGTTGTGACTTAGATACAGCTTTTTCCTGTAGACTCTCAGACTCCTCATCGTCGTCTTCTGCATCTGCACTTTCTTCGTATGCTTGGTCATAGGCCTTTTCATCTTCGCCTGCAACATAATCAGAAAGACGTTTCAATGCACGACCTTTGCCCTGAATCTCTCCAGTGAACTGACTAGGTTCGGCCACAGGATGATCAAAGACTTGAATCTTGTGTTGATCTTTGAACTTTTGTTCCTCTGGGTTGTTAGGTTGTGCAACCTCTTTAACCGTGAATATGTCTTTAAAGGATTTCATTGTTCTGTTCCTATATCTCTTAATCTATTAGTTTTATTTATTAAACGTCAAATTCATCTTCGGCTGAACCGAATTCTTCTTTTTCAGTTTCAATCTGTTCACGTTCGTCTTTGAATTCTTCTTCAGACATCATCAAGATATTCTTGACTACCCAACTACGTGAATAGTAAACACCAACATGTTCTTCA